TAATGATCAACCAAATGTTTCGGTTCCATAATACAAGTAATTTAAATTTCGTTCTGATATATAATTATGAAGAACATCATTTAAATTCATAGAAGGTTCATCTTGATTAATAACAAGCTGATCATCAGGCTTGATATAAGATCGAATCCACTCCTGGATCATTGCATTAATTATTTTCCTTAATTCAGGATAACTCCACATCTCAATCCTATAATTACATAGTTTTAACAATACGTAAAGAGGATGTTTTGATTTAGGATTATACAACAAACCACTTGTAAGTTTTTGAATGTTTGGTTGAGCTAAATAAACTCCATCTATTTTTTTAAAAGTAGAGTTTAAGAAGTCTAAATTTTCAACTTCAGTTATACCTTTTTCACAGGTAAACTCAATACCAAACTTTTTAATAAAAGGTAGAATCGTTTCAGGATTCCACCATTTTAAAACATCTTCCGAAGCAGAAATAATACTATCGTCACCATTAAGAAACATAATTACATTTTCAACAAAGTAACTGTAACTACGAAACTCATCATTTGGCGCTAATTTGATAAAGCTACAATAGAGTAACCTACATAGAGTTAATGTATTATCAACAATAGTATTCCCACAACCACTCTTCATACCACCGGGAGTTTCATAAATTGACCCATCTTCAAGCACAATTGTACTTTTAATAGTCTCTTCATAAATCCGTAAGAATCTTCTGAGTTCATCAGGATCATCTATATTAAGGTATCGAGCTCTCATTTTATAATTTTTACGTAACAAATAAGGTGATTGAGATTGATCGAATTTTCGAGCATCCATACAAAAACCTCTCTTAAATTTCTTTAATTTTTTCATTACGTGGTCAAAACCTTTGTAGTATTTTGTTGCACCAACAAAGGAAGGAATAAAATGAAAGTGACTGGCATGGTAAAATTTATTATTAAAATCTAAACAATACTGATTCAAAGCAGTAACATGTTCTGTACTACTACCAGTAAATGTCCGAATATTAGGAATAGGTTGATCTAATTTTTCTTTACTTCGCATTTCATACTTTTGACTCACTGTCCAAAAAGTAATTCTCTGCTTAGTTAATTGATCATCCCAATACTCATCATAATATTCTTTAAATAAAGGACTTAAT